GTTTTCTTCCCAAAATGTCTCACCTTCCCTATAATGTCGCATTTAGACGCACTGCACCCTACAGTTATTCAAATATTATATCACATTTGCCTCGAGTTGTCAAAGGCATTTTGTGAATTTTCGTAAACATTTTAACGGCTATTTTATTTTTGCGGTAAAATTATTAAGCTATTTTCAATATTACCAATGCATATATTTGATTAAATTTGTTACAAATAAACTAAATTATTCACTTAATCGTTTTCTGAATTGCGAAAATTTTCGGTAACATGTTCATATAGAAAATAAAATGAAAACTTTCAAGACTATTGTTAATAAATAAAACATCACATATTGATCTTTTTTACACGGTAATATCGAGCAAGAAAAGAACAAAAAAAGTTTCAAAAATGTCTTGACAAGTAAAAGATCATATGGTATAATATTAAAGTCGCTTGGATAGTGTGACACATATAAAAAAATGATAAACTGGAGAAGTCGCCTAGCCCGGTTTATGGCGCACGACTGGAACTCGTGTATGGGTTAATAGCTCATCGAGGGTTCGAATCCCTCCTTCTCCGCCAAGCATACGAAAACCACCGTATTTACGGTGGTTTTCTTTTTTGTACACGATTTTTACACGATTGTTCTTATATACTAAACAAAAAAACAGCCGCCTCAGATCACTCCGAGACGGCTGTCTTACTACCTATTTGATTTTTATCTTCTGCCCCACATAAATGAGATTAGCGTTCTTGATACCATTGTTCTTGACAAGCTTCGCAACAGTGGTCTTGTAACGCCGTGCGATGCCCGAGAGTGTGTCACCACGCTTCACAGTATAAGTCACTGTCTTCTTGGCGTGGCTTGCAGACGGCTTTGTGGTCGAGCTGGTGGTCTTCTTGAAGCCGTTCAGTCCTGCTGCTTTTATCTTTGCAGGATAGTCCACATAGCAGATATCCATATCAACATTGCCGCTGATACCGCTGACTCTTCCTGTGGAGCTGTACTGCCACATACCATATGTTCCGCCGTAGTTGCAGCGTGAGCCGTACTCAGCGACCCACAAAGCATATCTCTTGGCAACAGAGGCAGATATGTACTGCTGTAAAGGCGAACGACTGATATACAGTCCTGCCCAGTAGCCTGCGTGTTCAAGTGCATTGCAGAAAGTCTTGACAAGACTGTCGCAAAATGCTCTGCCTTTTCTGAACTGACTCGACTCCTCAAGGTCGAAGTATATCGGGTACTCAAACTGCTTGCCCTTGATAATGCTCAGACAAGTTTCTGCCTCTTCCTTGGCGTCTGCCTCTGACATTGCATAAGAGTACCAGTATACACCAACCTTTAGCCCTGCCGCCTTTGCACGCTTGTAGTTCTGCTCAAAAAATGGGTCTTTCTGATGTGCATACCAGCCGAAGCCTGCACGAATGATAACAAACTCAACTCCGCTTTTTTTGACTTTGCCAAAGTCAATGTTCCCCTGGAACTGTGAAACGTCAATGCCCTTAAATGTTTTTCCCATATTATTTCTCCTCCTTAGCCTTTAAAACATCTATTGCCTTTATGAGTACCTGCGGTATCGGTACGCCCATAAGCCCTGCGTTTTCGATTATAGACAGCGTTTCGTTCACCACAAATGCAATGCACACGCAGTCCTTTATGTACCCTGTGCCAAGCATAAGGTCAAGCCTGCACGCCACAAGCAGGATAAGAAGTATCATACCCTTGCGGCACAGCCCTTTGAAGCCTGCCCTGCTTTCAAGTGCTCCGCTTTTAGACTTGCCTGAGCGGTGGAATACGCCTGCCACTATTATGCCTGTTGCATAGTCTATCACCATAAAAATGATAAGCGTAGTCATGGCGCTTGTCCACCCTCCAAAAAGAGCGGCAATGCCGCCCCCGATAGTTCCGATAGCGGCTAAAACCGCTGTTTTTATGTTTGTCATGTCTTACTCCTTTATCTCAAATGCAAATCTGCTTAACAGATATTTCTTATTATTGAGCAGTATAGTTTGCGTAGGTACAGCATAGTCACTGTTATTATAGCTATCTGATATACCCTGTATATGAGAAAGTATATGATACACATTTGTAAAACCTTTGTTTAAATCAGTAGAAACTACAGGAGCAAGTGAAGTCACCGATTTCTGCTGACAAAAATATCTATAAGGAGTAGATTTAATAGTAGCCCCATCAGTGAATACTGTATATAAGCGAATATTATTATCAGCACAACTTGTGGCCATTCCTATTTCGGTTTCTCCTGTTTCATAGTTAGTTACTTCACCAATTATTATATTTATACCAGGTCTACTAGTGGTATTACTGTCTATACCCATAGCAACTAGGTCATTTTGTTTGTAAATGACCCAACGTCTAGGATCTCCAGTACGAGGTGCAGTACTTACACAAGGACAAGTTAATGCTTGTGTCCTCAAGTCACACCAGCCAAAGTTACTATTTGTATCAGAAAATTGCCCTCTTAAAAACAGCTCATCTGTTACCCAAAGCTGAAAGGTGGCATTTTGTGTATCAATACTCGCATTATCGCCCTCGAACACAACTTTCTTAAAGTCATAGACCTCGATAAGCTTCTTGACTAATCCTCTTAGTCCGTCTGTACCCTCATATATTTTCATCTTCGACCGCCTCCGCTATGCCTGTTATACCTATGTTTCCGTATGCTTCTCCCACTGACACTCCCACAAGGCTCTGTCCGCTCGCCATATCGGGTATAGTGTCGATAATATCCATATTGCCGTTGAAGTCCTCGATGCTGAACCTGTCCGACCTGTCGGGCTTTTTAAGTCCGAGATTTTCCGTGAAACTAGCCAACTATACTTCCCCCTTCCGCATTTTTGCCAACTATGAGATAGTACACCTTGAAAGCGTATGTGCCGCCCTGGTCTGAGGTGTGCTCAAGGTATGCCTCCCAGTCGATGTCCCTGCCGTTGCTTGCGACTTTGTATTGAAAACTCTGCGACTTGAAGTGCTTTTTGCCCCAGTCGCACACCATAAACACCGCAGGGTTAGTGACCCCCGAGGGTATCATTCCTGTGCGTGTGTTGTAAGTCCATTGTGAGCCGTTGTCGGCGTTGACCTTCATATTCACCGTGAAAGACCCCCACCGCATATACAGTGGGTAGAGCCTGTTCACAAGGCTTACTATCTGTGTCGCTGTCTTTGTACGAAACACCGCTGTACCGCCGTCTAAAAGCTCGTCCGTCTGTTCGCCCGAGTACCGCAGCTCATACTCCTCCTCGCCCACTATTTCTTCAAGAGCTGCCACCCTCGCCGTGAGCTGCTGGATAAGCTCCTCAGTGGTGGGCGTTGTCTGACCTGTGTCTGCTGTATCGGCAGTATTCTCCGCCTGCGTATCAGCCACAGTTGTTATCTCATTTTCGTCCATTATCTCGCCTCCTAAAGCTGTTCTTCCACCGACAGACCCACCGCAGAAATATCGGCTGAAAGTCCGCCGTCAAAATTGAATCCTATGTTAGTTATTGGTATATCGTAGCTTTCGCCGCTTTCACTGACGTATGTTATCACGTCACCAACGTCAAATCGGGGGTCGCCAAGGCGGTGAAAAAGCTCCGTTGTATACCACGAAAAGCCGCCTATCCTATGCCACAATGACCGCAGCAGCGACATTGTCATATACGGATTTTCAAACTCCAGCACACGCCCTGCCGAGCCTGTGGTGTTGCCCAGCCGCAGAGTTTCGCTGTCGCTGACCTTGCAGACAATGCCTGCGAGGATATTCGGACGTTCTCCCAGTGTTGGCAGGTCGATAGTGTTGTTGTCCAGTATCTTCACGCTCGAGCCGTACCATTTGCGGACGTATCTGCCGTATCGGTCAACAAAGCCGAACTCGCCTTGTGCCGAGGCGATGTAGCTGAGCATCTGCCGCATTGTGGTGTCTTTGGGTATAGAGCTTATTTTGAAGTCGAAGTTTGCAGTCTTTAGGCGTATATGCCCCTTGCCGTAGAGCCTTGCTCCGCCCTTTACACGCAGCTTTGCAGGGATGGTGTAGTCGTTGCCGTTTTGAAGTCTCAACTGCTTGCAGATATCGTCCTCGATAGCTTTGCTCCACGCAGGCAGGGTAACAGTGGGCTTGTAGACCTTATCGGAAAAATACAACCTGTCTGCAAAAGTAACCTCAGTATTTCCGCCCGACTTTTTCGATTTAACGCAGGTGAAATGTCCGAGCGGTATTCTCTCTCCGTCAAGCACCTCTCCAAGCTTACTTATCTGCTCCACTGTCAACTTTGAAAGCTCAGCGTAGGTGTAGGCTTCTAGGGTGGAGTAGGTGGTTTCGCTGGTAAAGTCCGCAAGGTACAAGGAAAGGTCATACTCTTTGCCGAGAAACGCTGTTTCAGTGTCACTTATGGTCATGTTCCACGATTGCGAACATACTGCGCCCAGTTCTATATCGTCGGAAATAGATGTGCTTTGAGCTGTACTGCTTGCAGATACTATCTTGTCGCCTGTAAGTATGCTGTTTGTGTCTTCAAGCTCCATTCTCCACGTTCTGCAATAGCTCTCTATCTTTGATGATACAATGTCGCTTACTGTGTGCATTTACGTCACCTCGCCTGCGGAATAAGCGTAAAGGTCAAGAGAAAGCACCTTGCAAAGCTGCCTGTTCTTATCCCAGCCCCACTGTTCATATGCCGTTCCCTCTGCCCGAAAGCGTGCTGTGACCTCGTTGAAAGTTTCGTCAAGATAGGTAACAGGAAAGTCAGTGTCCTGCATATCCAGAACATAGCTGTTTATTGCTGCCACTTCCTGCGGCTTTAAGTTCGCCCACTCTATGTGCAGCGTGGTCTGTAGCCCCTTTACGTCACCCACATATCGACAGGTAGACGCAAGCCCTGCATTGTCGGACATTATTTTCTTCTTGTCTATGGTGAATGTTGTCGGCACGGCTATTTCAGTATCACCAAATTTAAGATACGCCATTTTGACCTCCTTACATAAGCGGCGACTTGCCGTTAAGCTTTGTCTGAGAGTTTATATCCTCGACTGCTGCCTTGCCGACAACTCGCTTGTCTATCATCACATTCACGTTAAGAGGCTGTCTGCTGTTCTTGTCGCCCACCGAGGCGTATTCTGCCAGTGCGTTAAGGATAGCCGATCTCATAGCTGTGTTTGAGGTGTCGGGCATAGTCTGAGCCGCTGCCTGCTCTCTCAGCGATGAAACGTCAATGCTGTTATCTACCTTGCTTGCGCTTTGTATCGCAGACCTTACCATGTTTTCAGACGCCTGCACCGCAAGATATGTTTCGTCAGCCACGCCCAGTGCATAGCCCTCGCCCACATATCCGCCCAGTGTACGGAAAACTCTTGACGGCGAATGTGAATCCTGAGCAAGCCTTGCGGCGGTTATGCCCCTTGTGACCATTTCATTTACTGTGGCACTTACAAATGACATTCTGCTCTGTATGCCGTCTGCGTAGCCGTCTGCGGCGTACTGTCCTAGTACTTCATACGCCGTCCGCATACTGTAGTAGTTTTGTGACGGCAGGTCAACAAGGTCTGCAAGGAGCTTTGCAGAAGAATCTTTCATCTTGCTCATACTTCCGTCAACGTAGTCATTCATTTCGTCAAATATGCCCTTGCTCTTGGCAGAGTATTTCTTGAGTTCCTTATCTGACATATCAACAAACGCCTTTGCGTATCCTGCACCCTTTGGACCCATTTCTTCAAGATTGTTGTAAAAATCCTGGGAGATAATGCCGTCCGCTACCTTTTTCTTCAGCTTGGCAAGATTGTTTTCCCAGTCGGTAAAGCCGTTTATGTTATCGTCAAGATTTGCGATAAGCTGTTCGGCGGTCACGTCTGACTTTCCGCAGAACTCGTCAAGAAGATCTATCTGTCCGAACACGAGATCATGCTGGGTTTTGTATGCGTCCGCATACTTGCCGCAGATGTCATTAATCTGTGACAGCGTTTCTTCCGAAAGCTCCGCTATCGAGCCTGTTGTCACTGCATAAGCGTCGGCAAATTCTTTCTGAGCGGTGTTTGCTTCCTCTATGGACTGTCTTACAGAGGAAAGGTCATTGTTAGCTGTTGTAAGTGCACCGTGAGCGGTGTTGAGGGACAGTGCAAGTGCGTCAAAATCATCACCTGTCAAGCCGTCAGCCTTGGCCTGCTTGTATCGTTCAAGTGCTTCATCATACTCGTTCTGAGCCGCCGCTTGGTTTCTCAGAGCCTCCGCAAGCTTATCCTGCAAGTCCTTTGTATCCTGCATATCCGCATAAGCGTCAAGCATATCGCTTACTGCGGCTGTGTTGTTTTTCAAGCCGCCTGTCTGATCATCTATGGTCAGATTAAGACCCTCTATATCGCCGTTGAGCTGATCTATAATGGATTGCATTTCGGCTTTTTCATCAGCACTTTTATTTTCAGTTTCATTCAGCTCTTTGAGCCTGTCATTGAGTGCACGATAAGAGTCAGCCTGCTTTTTATTACTGTCTGTGTTGTCGGCAAGCTCCTCGTGAAGACTTTCAACAGCACTCTTGGTGGAAAGACATTTGTCCGAAAACTGTTTGACGCTCTCGGACAAATTCACTATACTGCTTTCTGTGACGTCTATCTCGTTGGCAAAATGATTTATGATCGCACTGCCTATAAGTGCAACTCCTGCGGCGATACCTGCTGCAAGATTTTGCGTTATTGCCATTTGGGCATTCATAGCCGTTGCCTGAACCTTGCTCTGTATCATTTGCAGAGTAAGTCCCTCAAAGGACTTTGTGACCGCAGACACCTTTGACACCGCAATGAATGTCACAATTGCCGCTGTTATGGATTTAAGGACGTTGTGAACACCCTCTATAACGCCCTCGATGTTCTCAGCGTCAACGCCCATTTTCTCAAAAAGCTGACCCACTGCCGTGTCAAACACCTGCACAGACTGTGAGAGAAAGCTTTTAGCAAGGCGTTTCACATTGTCAAAGAAAGTGTCTGCCGAGCCTAACAGGTCATTGAAAGCCTTGTCGGCGTCACCCCCTGCGGTAAGCACGCCCAGAAAGTTCTTTGCAGCTGCTTTCATACTTGCGAAAGAGCCTGAAAAGGTGGTGCTTGCCTCTTTGGCTGTTGTGCCTGTGATATCAAGGTTTTGCTGAATTGTGTGGATAGCGTTGTAAACGTCGCTCAGGTTATCAATGTTGTATTCAACTCCGCTGAACTTCTGAGCGTCCTGCAAAAGCCTTTCCATTTCAGACTTCGTGCCGCCGTAGCCCAGCTTGAGGTTATCAAGCATAGTGTAGTTCTGCTTTGCGAAACCTTGATAAGCGTTTTGTATAGACTGCATATCCGAGCCGAATTTGTTGGCGTTGTCGGACATATCCACCATAGCAGTGTGGGCGACATTTGCAGCCTTTTGAGTGTCACCGCCAAGAGATGAAAGCAACGACGCAGAAAAGCTCGTGACGTTCTCCATATACTCGTTTGCACTTACTCCTGCGGTCTTGTAGGCATCCTGTGCGTTCTTCTTGACGATATCAGCGTGCTTTTTAAATAGTGTTTCAACACCGCCAAGCGACTGCTCAAGAGCCGCACCCTCAGTGAATGCAGAGGTGACGACCTTGCTTATAGCCGCTCCCACACCTGCCGCCGCTATAGCCTTTTTGAGTTTCGTTGCAAAGCTTTCGCCTGTTTTCTCGCCTGCACTGTCGCCCTCGTCGGGCAGGTCCTTAAAGAGTTCCTTTATCTTGCTTGTTATCCCCTCCGAGATAGGTATTATCTGCACATATGCGTCTGCCAGCTTAGTTCCTTCCGCCATTACGTTTCACCTCCTATCAGATCTTGCCTTGCTTTTTCAAATTCTTCGATACTTGTAAATCCTCGTGTTTTGCTCTCACTGTCGCCTAAAAGCTTTGATACAACAGTTTCGGGTATGTTCACACCTCTTGCCCCGTCTTTGGTTTTCGCCCATTGAAGCCATGCAAGCTTATCATATATCATTGCAGCAAGGAGCGTGTCAAGAGTGACCTTATCCCCGGAGAGCAGCATCTTGCATCGGCTGTCGGGACGCAGACCCATAAAAAACGCCGCCACTGAGGAAAGCGGCAGCGTTTTGTAGTCGTATATGTGATAGACCTCTGCGAGATCGCAGGCAAGCGACATCTCATCACGGCATATCATATGGGCAAGTCCGCAGACAGCCCTCAGGCGTTTTTTGTTTTGTCGCCCTCTGAGCCTTCGCCTTTCAGTATGTCGGCGATCTCTGCAAGCATCTTGTTTCTTGACACTATTCCTGTGTCTTTATCTCTGCAATGCTCTTTCAGGCTGTCGAGCTGTGCCTTGGAAAGGAGCTGTCTTGCCACCTTGATGACAGCGGCAGTGTCGCCCTCATCTATCGCCACAAGTGATTCAAGCAGCTCCCAGTTGTCAAGAACCTTGTCCTCTATCTCATAGTCAAAGCCGCTTTTTGTGATACCTTTAAGCATATGATCTTCCTCCTGTTACTCAGACTTTAAATGAATGTACTCATAGTGTGAGTTGCCCTTGCTGTCGTTGACGGCTGTCAGCGTGATGTTATAGCCCACGGCGTCAGTGTCTATATACTTGATCTCGCCCAGAGCCGTTACAGAGGCACAAGGGACTACGATACGCTTTAACGCTCCGTCCTTGAGGATAAGCTCGAAAACGTACACGTTCTCCTCGTCAGAACCGCCGTTCACGGACACGGTTATGTCCTTGCCCTCAAGTGCAGTTGTGACGTTATCAGAGCCGTAGACAGTTTTGAGCACTTCCTCGTTGAGCGTTTCGATGAGCGTCAGTGTGAATGTGTCGCTGCCTGCATTGGTCATATTGAGCACTACATCTCCGCCCCAGGCTGCTACATTGCTGTTTGAACGGTCATTGCCGTTTGACAGTCCGTCCTCTGAGCAGTAGCCAAGACACTTATACGCCTCTGTAAGAGCCGTTGTAGCATCTGTAGGCAGTGCAGTACCCTTTTTCGCACGATATACCGCACCGCCTATTTTAGGCTTGCCTGCGGTAACGTTGTTTGCATTATTGGTGTTTGCCATTGTTATCTCTCCTTTTCATAATATCGTATGTCGAATACTGCTTGATAGCGGTATCGCTTTGTTTCCTTATCGGTGTAGTTGTAGTCGCTGTTCAGCTTGCAGGATATGACGTCATCAAGGGTCACAGCGTCACGCATAGCTGCCTTGACAGTGTGATTGAGCCTTGCTGCATCATAAAGGCTGCCGCCGTATGACTGCACGGCAAAGGTCGCAGAAAATAGTCTGTTTTTCTCAGACGAGCCCAGCTTGTCGATGATGATATACTTCTGCGGCGGTGAGGACGGCTCTTCCATAAACACAGGAACGCCAAGACTCTTGCTCAGATAGCCCAGTATAACTTCTTCTATCATTTGCTCAGCACCGCCTTTAAGATAGCATTGTTCTGCTTTGTTTCTTTTCTCGCCTTATAGGTCACAGCCTTTATACTTGCATTCACACGCTTTTTGCCTGCATAGGTGGATACTTCATAGCCGTCACCTAAACGTTTGGCAGCCTTGTCTGCAAACTCACGGCAGATGTTCTCCGCTTCTTTGGACTTTAGCATTTGCATTACGCCCTTTCGGTCAAGAACTATCTTTACCTTATCCATAGCGTTCCACCTTGACTTTCTTGTTCCAGCTGAGCGGCAGATTTTCTTCAATGCCCTGCGTAGGGATACCAACAGTTTTGAACGTCATTCCCCAGAACTCAACTTCTGTGTTCTCCCAGGTGTGAGTGTCGCCTTTCGGTATAGCAAGCACATAAGCTATGCGCTTACCCGATAAGTTAAGCTCACTTATAACATCATCAGATGACGGCTCGCCCACAAGAACGTTGTCAACAAGCTCCCAGCTATCCTCATAAGTTGGTCTGCCAAAGCCGTCAACGCCTGTCTGCGTCTGCACTTTAAGCTTCACCGAAATTCCCTTTATCATTGTTCTCATAGTCATATACCTCCATTCCCTTTATCATTGTTCTCATAGTCATATACCTCCATAGCTCCCCACCTCTGACGAATGATACCAAGCTCTTTCAATTCGTTTTTGAGAAAATATAAAGATTGTCCTGAATTGAGATAAGTCATTGACACCGAATAGCCCATAGCTGCCTGTGACGCCTGCACAGCAGGTGGTGCATTATCAGCCGAACAGTCAAGACTTCTCACAACAGCCTTTGAGATTATCGCCTTTACTGTCAACGCATAGTCTTCATCACTTGTCACAAGGGCATTGACATCAACGCCATAACGCTTGCCTATAACTCGGAGCTTTGCGCAGGCGGTCTCGATAAGACTATCCGCCGCCTGCTGCTCCTGTGATGTAAGCTTTCGTCCGTATACTGCTATGTCGTCGATAGTGGCATAAACGTTGCTCATTCTGTTGCCTGAACGGCCTGAACGGCTGCAAACGCCTTAGGGTCAAGGATAGCAAAGCCGATATAAGCCTCTGTTCTGAGATACACCTCATTGTGACCTTTCAGATCTCTGCCTGAGTTATCAGGGTCGCCATAAGGAATGACCTCCAAAGGAAGTTCCTTAGCATAGCCCCACTTAAAGGCTCTCGCAAAGTCGCCTACGATAGCCCTGTCTGTACCCTTGTTAAAGTTTACGGTGGAATTTACATCGCAGGCTGTGCCGTTAAGGCTGCCCGGGTTTGCACCGAGAGCAAACTCTGGATACTGCTTTACGCCGTTGACCTTGAGCTTTGCAAGTGCAGAGGCAAAGTCCTTTGAAAGTGCAAAGCCTGTTGCCTCGTAGTCGCCAAGCAGAGCAATAGCGTCTTCAAGATTGCCCTCAGGGTCTGTGCTGTCAAAATCGACCTTTGCACTATTGTCAGCTACCGCCTTGTCGATATAGTTATTATCCAAAGCAGCGACAACAGTTTTCTTTCTTGGATTGATTCCGTGAAAGCCGAGAATGTCTATCGCACGAGCAAACTTGATCGCTGCACCCTCTGCAAATGCTTTCATGACCTCAAGCTTTTTCTCGTCTGTTCCATAGATGAACTCGTCACTAAAGCGTGCGCCGTATTCGATCTTGAGCGGTCTCATCGTCACCTTGCCGAGCTTAGCACTGCCTGCGGATTTAACCTCGCTTTCACCGATAACGTCCGCCTCATCGTCCATAGAGAAAACGAAATAGTCGTTGCCGTTAAAAGATACAGGATCTCTGCCGCTGAGCTTTGCAAGGGAGGAATGACCCTTTACTGTTGAAAAAATGCTTGTTACTGTTTCAGGCTCAAGAAGTGTGCCTCTCTTAATTGTTTCTGCCATGATTATTCTCCTTTCAGCTTTTCAAGTGTTTTTCTAAGTGCGTTTTCCGCACTGTTTTTGCTTGGGTCGCCCTCTGCTCTGAAATCAGGGGCATTGTGTGATGTCTTAAAGTATTTTGACATCTTTTCTGCATCGGCTCTTATAGACTTTTCGTCCTCACCGCTGAGCCTGTCAGAAAGCTCCGCAGGAAGTCCGTACTCCTGTGCGGCTCTCACCCTGAAAAGGCTCTGTTCAGCCGCCTTGCCCTTTGCCGTAAGGTCTGCTATAGTGGTTTCATAGCCCTTGACCTTTTCTGCCATATCAGCAGGGGAAACATATCCCTCAAACTGCTTTGTGACAGCATTTGTGTTTTCCTCCAGCTTGGCATTTACTATCTTGTCAAGCTGTTCCTGCGTCGTGACAGGCTCAAATTCTTCTGCCATAATATCATTCCTTTCAAATATCAGTAGCTTATCTTTTGCTTTTTCTTTTCTTTAGCGTTCGCACAGCTCCAATGTGCAAGCACCACCGACTCTAACAGCGAAATGTCAGCACCCTCCATAATAGAGCTGTAACCGAAACCTCCGCCTGAGCCTATGGCTCTGTGTTCACAGTTTGAAACAGCCTGCTCAAGTGCAGGTTGTTCTGCGTGGCATATCTTATCAGCAAACAGACTTTGCTCAAACTGAGCTGACGCCTGCACCACCTCTGACACCTTTGGAAACACAGCCTTACACTTAACTCCTGCGTCTTTCATATCACTTTCAAGCACAGCCTGTCCGTTTGCACCGTCTATGGTCACTTGCCTTGCGTGAGGATTTCTGAGATATGAGATTATCCAGCCGTTCCCCTCTCGCACAGGGCGACAGTCAATAGCTTCAACAAATATTTTGCCGTCAGAAGTTTTAACTGCAACTGCAAGAGAAACGTTAGCCGTATATCTTGCATACTTAACGCCGAAGAACAGTTCGGGCGTGCCTGAAAGTTTTGGTGCTGTATCGAGCTGATAGTTATGCCATTCCTCCCGGCTTATGGCGGACTTCTGATTGTATCTTAACCACAGTCCTAAACGCTGGATATTATCGTCTGTCTGGTCTTTGCCAAGCTCTGAACGTATCTTACGCTCGGTCAGTATCGTGCCGAGTGAGGGATTTGTTTCATACCAAAGTTCAGGGTCATGTGCGTCAGCCATTTCAGGTATGCTCCACTCAGCCCAGCCGCTATCAACATTAGTTCCACTCAGAGTGTCACGGCGGTACTGATAGAACACAGTTCCAGATGATACCGCAGTGGGAGGAGTGCCGCACATCAGTGTCTGAGGGTTTGCAGAATCGGTAACAACGTATTTCAATGCACTTTCTTGGTCAGCCGTGTACTCCTGAGCCTCGTCTATAACGAGCAGGTCATAGCCCTCACCAAGTCCCCCTTTTGATGAACGTGTGCGGAAGTTGATAAGACCTCCGTCATTATCCTTGAGCCACTCAATACGTTCAAGGCCAAACTGTTTTGTGGTCTTGAAGTCCTCTTTTTCGGTATATCCTGCCTTTGCAAGACGTTCAATGACCTTTTCCCATGCGTTGTGAGAGGTGGTGGTCCTGTGTGCCGTATAAAGAACACGCTCTCCGTGGATAAGTCCCCAGAGAGCACGCATTATAAGTATTTCAGATTTTCCGTTACGTCTTGGCACGCTGTAGCCGTATTTCATATGCGTCCACAAGCCTTCGTCATTAGTAGCCATGATGTCGTAGAGCTGTATTTCCTGCCATTCCTGAGCAGTTCTGCCTGTACTGTTATATAACTCTACAGCCTCGTTGCCCTTAGTCTGTTCATAAGGCAGGACAAGGGCTGTGGTGGGGGTCTGCCTGCCGACTCTCTTATCCTCAATAGGGAATTACCTCCTTTTGGGTATGAAAAAAGCACCCGTTAAGGTGCTAAGTTCCGATATTTGATTAGTCTATTGTCTGCCAATCTTCCGACAGCATATCTGCTTGACTTGCAAGCCAGCCAAGTTGTACGCCAGAAGTTCCCACAAACGCTAATGCTTTATTGCCCATATCCTTATGGTCTACATTTGTCACAGTACCATTAGGCGATTTATAACTAACATTAGTGGCAAGTTCAACATACTGTCCTTTGCCGTTCCAACCTTTTCTTGCTATTTTCTTACCTCTCTTTGCTTCTTCGATTGCCTGTCCGAAATTCATATTTATCCGTCCTTTCTGATTTTGGGTATAAAAATACCGCCTCGCCGTAGCGGAGCGGTTATTAACTAATATTTGAGTTCAGGAGGTAACTGCTTTTCTCGAATGTCTGTCTCTGATACTTCTATACGAGAAATATGAAAAGCTTTTTTACAGTCATTGCACCAAACATCTCCATATCCTTTACCACTGCTTATTTCAAGCAATCTGTAATCTGTATTTTCTTGTCCGCAATATGGGCATTTGCCTGCCTTATGGAGCTGCTTTATACTCGCTAGATTGTCAAGCCATTTCATACTATCACCTCTTTGTAACCAAGCTATAAAATAATCGTTCAAACCTATAAGCTTGTTTTTCCATTAAATCTAAGTTTTGCTGAGCATATGCTTTGCCATGTTTCTTTAGCTGTAAAACGTGGCACTTTTCATGCAATATGGTTTTTACTAATTCCTCTTCAGAAGAAAATGCACTTGGGAACAAGTCTATTCTTCCTATGTTATTATAGTCTGTTGAGCCATAAAAAGGAAGTGCAAGGAGTTTTTCAGAACGCTGAATCTTAAAGGTTATTCCGCTAGTATCAATAGAATATTTTCTACATATGTTCAGAATTTCTCTTTTCTGCATTGGCACTGTCAACGTTGAGAACGCACCTATGTTTTGCTCTTTTCGTTCAAGGTTTCTTCCTGATTTCATTATACCATTTTTTCTCGATTTGTCAATCCTGCTAAGCACTTCTTTTTCTTTAGCTCTCGCCTGCTCAGGTGTGAGCCTTGTGACCTGCTTGCGTGTTTCGATCTCTTTGCCGTTTTGAACGTCTGAGTAGCTTATCTTATCATATGTGCCTGCCTTTTCATTGACGTAGGTTATCTCACAGGTGCAGCGCTTATGCCGTCGCCACACGTCCTTGGGAACATCGGGATAGACGTACTTTCCTGCAAGCTTTGAACACCATGCGCAGCACTTGCTGTGGTCTGAGCGGATAACGTAGACTTTAAGTCCTGCCTTACTGCGAAAGTCAGCATTTGTTTTGACATAATCGGTAAAAATCGAGCCGTTTATGTTCTCAACTGACGCAGTGAACTCGCTTAGTGCCGTCTTGTCGGTAAGGTCCTTTTGAGCAGTCACTTTTGCAAGATTTTCTATCCTCTCAGAGGGAAAATCTGATCTTTGCGGCTTTATGCCTATGCCTGCCACCTTATCAAGCTGCTTTTGGATATTTTCAGCCACAGAGTTTATAAGTTCGTAATTATCACCAAATATATCACCGAGTATCTCAGCAATAAGCTGTTCATCTGTAAAAGCCTTTGGGCTTTCGGTTATGCTTTTCTCAAAGACTTTTTTCAGCACAGCTCCTGTTGCCTGTGCAAAGTCATCAACATCAGTGAGGTTTGCGTTACCGCTTTCAAGCCTTTTTATAATGCTCTGCAAATGTTTGTCGCTTTTTGAAAGCTTGACAAGGTCGCTTTTTATTTTGTCTGAAAGTGCGCTCATTTGCCGTCACTCTCCATACCTGTGAGAGCCTTTATGTTTCTTGCACCTAAGTAGTCAGGAACAGCCTGATTTATCTTCAAGATAGCGTCGCCCACACCCGAGAGTGCCGCAGCGTCAGGTTCGAAGATAGGCAACCATGCGACCTTTGTATCTCTGAACGCATCTCTTTGATATGCGTATCTGTCACGGATACAAACGGCAAGATAACCCACATTGAGCAGACCTGTTCCGAACGTCCTCTGCGCCTTGCGTGCCGTTAATCGTAGGTTTTCATGACCTGCCTTGATAGCCTCTGCGCTGGAGGGGTTTTCGGTGGCAAAGCCCAAGTCATCAAGGGTCAGTCCTGTTTCTCCTGCGAACAGGCTTGCAAGTGTTCTCAGCTGCTCAGTATATGGCGTCATTGATTGCTGTTGAAACTGTCCTACAATGGGGTGATCGCCGTCGCCGTCTTTCGTAAAATTCAGAAAAGAGGATATCGTAGCAAGGCGGTTATTGAACTCTGCGTCCTCAGATAATCCAAGCACATATTTTTGAGGAAAGCTGTAAAATTCAGCCGACACCTCAGAGCGTTTTATAGTTCTGAGAGCTGTCTGCGTATAGGCTATGCAAGCTCTTGAAATACGGCTGTGACCGAACGGACGCTTTGCGTCAGGACGATATATTATCGGCACGAGCAGTGCATATGGTGCAGCGTTTGGTATACGCTGAACAAGCACGCCATGGGAGTATATTTCCGTCATGCCTGCCATGAAATAAGCCTCTGTCTTTACAACACCCATGCTGTCACGCTCAAGCACTGCATAGCCCTCGGTAAGCAGATTTGTCACAGGGTCAATGATACCGGTGGCATTTGAGCCGTCAATGACCTGCAGGCGAGGATAGCCGTTATCTTCTCGGATATAGACGAAAGAACACGCTGAGATAAGAGCCGAAAGCACCGCAGAGTCAATGAGTATATCCTGATTGTTTGACAAGAATATTTCGCTCAGATCAAATTCATCATTTTGAAATTCATCGAACTGCAAGCGGTCAGCAAGGCTATCGACTGCTTTCGCACACCAACCGACAGTTTCCTTTAGCCCCTTGAATTTTTCGGGAGCAAGGCTCGAAAAGTCCTGTGCGTTATTTTTCATTTCGTAGTACTTATATCTCAATAGCACTCGTGTTTGTTTATCGGCAAGTCTGCGTCGCAGATAGTCAATTCCGTATATTTCGTTTGTCATATTATTGCTCCTGTTTAAAATTCTGCGAGATATTTACACAATGAAGGCGTGAACGTGAAATTGCCCCTCAAAGGGGGTGGTATGCCCCCATATGCTCAAAAAAATTGGAAATTTCGTGGAAATTCGTGTTTAAATCGACTTCCAATCAAAAGTTTGCGGTAAAACACGGTTGGATACGGCTTCAACCTTTTGATCAAACACCTGTTTTTCTACCAATTTATCAGATTTCTGACGATTGCAACACCAATGAGCAAGCTGTAGGTTTTCAAGGGCTGAGGGGTGACCGCCTTTTGCGATAGGTATGATATGATCAATGCAAGCTGACAGTGGGTGAGGATACTTCAAGGAAAAATCAACAGGCTTACCGCAGATACCGCAGACTGTTTGGGTAGCATATATCTTCTTCTTATTTATGCGAAACTGCGTTTGATGTGAGCCGTTTCGGTCTGGTCTTGGTACTGGCATAAGGTCACCTTCTCAACGCAAAAGCGACCGCAAAATGCAGCCGCCCTTGTGAATATATTTAAGGAGTTTTGTAAATGGTGGAGCAGATGTTGAGCTGGCTCGCTCTCGACCTGCATACACCGCCCGAAGCCCGAAAGCTTGGCGGCGGTTCAAACATTATGTTGTTGGCTTTGTCGGAAAACCAACTGACCGCATGGCGCAGACCGCAAGCTCATGCACTCACGTTCTGCATAAGCCCCTTACGGGGCTTAGAAAATTGGAGGTGACTTCAATGAAAGTACAAGTCTGAGGTACATCTACACTTTCCTCAGTTTAAATTATAACATAGTGGAAAGTCACAAACGTCACATTTATCATGTTTTTTGCAAATATCTTTGTATACGCATTTTGATACAGCTCTCTGACATTCTTCCACCGCTCACCTGCATAGCTATCTGCAAGTACGTCTTACCCTTGATGAATTTCAGCACGAACATTCGCCGTGTCTGATAGTCCTCTATCCCCTTGATGAACTCCTCCACAGCCCTCTGCTCACGCTCTAACCGTGCCTGCTCACACAGCAATGAAAGTGTATCACCGTTTGGTAAGAAGCCGTCTATGCGTGTGCTGTGGGGCGTGTAGGACGGCGGAGTGCATACGCTGATACTGTCGGCAACGTACTTGCCCGAAAGCTCTGCCTTGATGTCCTCAATGGCTGAGGCGTTCCTGCGGTAGGCTTTCAGGCGTGACATGGTCATAGGGTCGTTTCTTTCCATAGGATCTCTCCTCTCTGTATCTCTTACACCTAGCTGCATATCTGTAATTTGCGCCGTCAATGCAGGAGCGCTTGTGTATGCAGGTATCACATCTCGACATCGCTTATCTCCCTAATTAAAACAACGTGGGAACTTCTAAACATACAACTTACGCAAGACCCAACATCATCAGTCATAAAATAACGTTTTTGAGGTAAGTACAAGTTAAGGTTATCCTTGAATTGTTCTTCGCCTGTCTTATGCAGGACCCCCTTTAAGATATCACCGTCAAAAAGTTTTATCTCAACTTTCTGACCTAAATATTTTTCTAACTCTGAACGTTTCATTCTTATTCCTCCCTTATTCCCAGCACAACATACCCATTCTTTATTCCCCAGCCGTTGAGGATATATGTTATCTTGTATGTATGTCCTGATATCTCATGTTTTGCGTGTTCTCTTACTGTGCCGTCTAAGCTATGGTAAGACGTTCCGTCCGTCGGTATAAATCTTATCAGATCTCCCGTCTGAAAACCCCTGTCATTCTTTCTGACTTCAAAGGTTTTCTCACCGCTCAGAACGGCGTCACAAAAGTCTATGCTAAGTTTCAGATCATGTGTTTTCATTCTTTTGCCTCCTCACACCTCAACTCTTCTAGTCTACAATACACCAACGTGTTGCCACAAGTCTTGTCAGCAATCTCTGCCTGATAGAAAAATTGCCCTGTCTTTGTGTCCTTGCGTATTATGCAGCCTGTCAGCTCGTAGCAATCGGAGCCGTTGTAGCTCACCCTGCGTCCAAGACTTTTCTTTACCTCGTGTATCGTCATAGCTCCTCTATCCTCACATAAATGCCGGGTATGTCCGCCCAAAACTTCTCGCATATCTCACTCGCCACAAGCTGGTCGTCTGTCCAGAAGTCAAGCTTTGTCATACAGTCCTTGAACATCTTCTGCAGGTTGTCTGTGTCAGGCTTGCTGATCTTGTACTCTCCGTCCTTGTGCTTGCCGTCATTAGGAAACAGCCACTTTGTTATCAGCCGTATCCCACAGATGTATTTTTCAGGCGGTCTGTGCCTTGCAAGGTTTGCCGTGAGCTTTTCTTTTGCCGCCTTGACATCGGGTGGGTCATAAAATATCGGCTTGCCGTTTCTCACTGTCACCTTATGTTCCTGCGCCGTAGCTGTCGGCGGTATCATTGCCATAAAAAATTCAGTCATCATCTTCCTCCTCGCATTTGAAATCTACTCCGTGCCACTTGTGTGACTTGTCATCATACACCAATGCTCCCGACTGTTTGACCATATCCCAAATGTATTTGAGTACCTGCGGCTGTTTCACGAGCCACCAAAGCGTGCGTGATTTTCGATAGTCGAAATCTTCATTAGGCAGCTTATGAAAAAGCGGTGGCATTTTCTTAGCTGCATTAACAACGTCTTGCCTTGCCTTACTTCTTGTTGCTCTCATCTGCGTGTGTTCCTCCTCGCGCGTCATTATTCAAACTACTTTTTCGTCGGGGCGAGTTTAAGCCCCCGACAAAAAGTATTGTTTATAATAATAGATTTGTCTGTCCGTCCGACAAACTCGGCAATTTTCGATATTGTCCGACAAGAAAAAAGCTCGATTTTGTCCTGACACTTTTTCGATTTTTTCCTGTCTGTCTAAAGTTTAAAAATTCGATTTTGTCTTGTCTGTCTACTGAGCTTTTAAGCCACATTCTCCCTTTTCTATCCAAAAGCCACCATGCTCTTTGAGGTATCTTTCAACGGTCTTTTCACACTTTCCTATGTACTCCGCCAGCTCAGAAATGCGGCACTTGCCGTTCTCCTGCACGCCGCTGAAAGCTGTTTCAATGCTCTCCTTGCGTTCCTTGCTGCGGTCTTCATTGGTCTTCTTCTTGCTGAAATTCTTCTTCCAATTCGGTGAGATGTCCTCCACCTCGCAGTCTTTAAGCACGCCCACAGTATCCTCTCTGTGAACAGGATAATCAAACCACATATCGAGGGGAGCAAACTTCGGGAACTCTCTCAGAGTACCCTCTATACGCCATGCCGTGCGGTTTCTTACTGCAAGCTTAGCCTTGTCTATGTCGGCCATCATAAGCTTGTATGAGTTCGGGTGCAGGTACTTGTGTGTTATCTCAAGCATTTTTGACGGCGTAACAAGATCGTCCTGTGAGCAAAGCTCATCAGTATTTCTGTAAAATCTCCTCATCCAGTTCTCGCAGATACGGCAAACAGTTTCGTCCTCCTGCTGCTTGTAAAGGCTGTCTGAGATGTCAAGCTCTGAAAGGTCAAGAAGTGCGTCAGGGTCACGGGCGAATACTCCTGAACCGCTGGCTCTGTCCATTGAACGCTTACCGCCCTGTGCACCCTTTGAGTGGTGGTGGCAGTATATGACCGCACAGCCAAGCTCTGTGCATACCTTGTCAAACTGGTTGCAGAAATGCGCCATTTGGTCTGCTGAGTTCTCGTCGCCTGTTATGACCTTGTAGATAGGGTCTATTATCACGGCAATGTAATTCTTCTTGCTTGCTCGGCGTATAAGCTTTGGTGCAAGCTTGTCCATTGGTACGCTGTGACCTCGCAGGTTCCATATGTCTATGCTGTTGAGGTTTTCAGGCTCTAGGTGCATTGCGGTGTACACGTCCTTGAAGCGGTGCAGACAAGATGCTCTGTCAAGCTCCAGGTTGACGTATAGTATCTTTCCTTTGGTGCATTGCCAGCCAAACCACTTTACCCCCTCAGCTATCGCCACGCACATTTCGATAAGCGCATAAGACTTGCCTGCCTTTGACGGACCTGCAATGAGCATTTTGTGACCCTGTCTGAGAACACCGTCAATAAGTGGTGGTGCAAGCTCAGGCAGGTTATCCCACTCAGCACTCAGGCTCTCAGGGTCGGGTAGATCATCATTGATACTTTCTATGTAATCTTTCCATTCCGAAAAGCTTTCTTTGCCTATGTTCTTGTCAATGATGAACTGTTTCTTGCCGTTTCTCATCACACCCGGCATACGGCTAAGACGTGAGGGATTGCGGTTTTGTTTATCTATGTCAAGACCGCTTTCCTTGCAGACCTTGTAAAGAAAATCAACACGCCTGCGGTATTCATCATAGTTGGGAGCGTCTATCTTGACGATAGCGTGAACGCTCTTTCCACCGCTGTATACAAGCACAGCGATAGGAAGTTCAAGCTCTCTCATCACAGCATTCTGCTGTTCTATAGGCATACTGTCGCTCTCCACAAGGGCGTAGCGGTAATCGGTGACGTTCTCATTCTTCACGCCCTTGCCGTCAAGAGGGTTGAAACGGATCCACGCTCCGGCTTCTTCCTTGTAGTCGCCAAACACCGCACCAATGTCGCCGTTACATTCGCCAAGCCTCTTGATAAGTTCCCCTGCCGTCCTGTCACAGCAGCCCTTTGTTGGCAGATACTTGGTCTTGCCGTCCTTTTCTGTTTCCCACGTTTGCGTAACATAGCCCACGTTCTCTCCTGCCTCAAAGAGTGTTTCAAGATATGTGACTATCTCCTTGACAGGATCCCATTGGGCAGGCTCGGTGATCGGTATGCCCTCACCGCCGTTTACGAGAGGGCTGCCTTCCTCTGCAACTATCTCGCCGTCCCAGTCATAGGCTTGAAACTCTCTGGGGCTGTATCCTCTTTCCTTTGCCATTTGCACGATAGTTCCTGCAGTCACGGGCTGAGCATTGCCGTTAAAGCCTTGCCACTTGCGTTCACACTCACCGCTGTGATAACGGCTGTCTGACCTTGACCAACTGTCCCAATCGTTCACGGAATAGCCCTCGTGTTTGAGAGCCATTCCCACGTTGACCCATTCCTGATAATCGCAGCTTGCAGGGTCTATGTACTCAAGCATTTTAAGCAAATTTGTGTTATCCATTCACTTCTCCTTAGTTCTCAGGTGTGTATGTTTTCGGGTCGATATCTCTTGGCACTCTCCAACCATTGGCAGAGATACGGGCTATCATCCCACTTGCGCTGTCAAAGCTCCAAGAGCCAACGTGCTCAAAACCCTTGCTTTCAAGCAGCCTTATCTGCTTTGGAGTGGTAAGTCCTGCATTGCGGCGTTTCTCAAGGCGGTCTAGGATAAGCTTTGCCTT